TAGACGGCTTCTTTCGATGATCGAGGCATTCTCGATATCGCCTGCGCCCGGGGTCCACCAAATGTCGAAGGGCGATACGCGCTCCCAGAACATCCGCGGGCGGGGAGTGCTGATCGCAGTTCCGTTCTCCCAATTAAGAGAAGGAACAATTCGGACGACTGGACCTTTGATGCAAGCGAAGGGGAAGATGGGAAGGTCCGCAATGAACTCGGCCAGCGCTTTATAGAAGCCGCCTTCGACCAGATATTCATCGATCTTGTCCTCCGCGATCTTCGCCTGTGCCGCAGATTTCTTCTTCGCCGCCTGCCGCGCCGCAGTCATCAGCATGTTCAGCCGGTCCCGCATAGCGGTCGGGTCGACCTGCTGTCCGCCCTGCTCCATCGTCGCGACTTCGACCTTCAACAACTGCTGGATCGACTGCATGATGTTCGGCGGGATAGCGGGGTCGGGGCCCGGGTCCAATCCCCACGGGCGGTCGGACTGGAGGTAGACGTCGCGGAGGAGGCTCGACGCGCCGCGGCATTTGGCGGCGCTGATACGCGCGTAAATTTCGGAGCCGCCAAACCTCTTGATCTCAGCCAGCTTGTCCGCGCTGTAGACGCCGTTGAAGGTGCGCAGCGCCTCGCTCAACCGCTCAGACCAGCCGCTTTGGCTGTTCCGGTGGTTCTTCATCATCTCGAACTGGGTGCGGATGTAGCCGGCAAGATTGGTCGTGGCGACCTGAGAGAGCTTCAGCTCTTCCTCGGCCTTCCGTTTATCCTGCAGCTGACGCGCTTCGATCTTGTCGAGCGCGCCGCCCGGGATGACCCGCAGCATTGTGTTTTGCGATAGTGCATCGACCATTCGTCGCCTATATGCTATTTAGAGCGAACTTACAACTGAGAGGCCCCCACCCAATGGGCGACATGTCAATGCCTGCGGACTACCCGACGATCCCGTCCAGTGTGTACGATGACGTGAAGCTTGTAAAGCTCGCGCGCGGAATTGCAATGGGGGTGAAGGACCTTCCGGACATCCTGTTCGCCAACGATCTCACCCAGCGCGAGTTCGAGGAGCTCAGCAAGCTCCCCCATTTTAATCGAATTCTCGAGGCTGAGCTACGCGACTGGGCCCACATGGATAGCGCCGAAGACCGAGTGCGGGTCAAGGCCGCGTCCCTAATCGAGGAATTCCTGCCTGAGCTTTACGCCCGCCTCAACGACCGTGAAGAGAATTTGATGGGCAAGGTGAAGGCGTTGGAGCTGGCGTCGAAGTGGGCCCGGCTGGGCCAGACCGAGACCCCGCAGCAGGGGCACCCCGGCGACCGGGTCCAAGTAATCATCAACCTTGGTGCCGCCGACAAGCTGGTATACGACAAGCAGTTACCCCCGAAGGTAATCGATCACGAGCCGGCCGTGGTCAACGCCCCACCCCTCGAACAGTCATTCGAAGAAAGCATCGATGCTTCTCCAGCCAATTAAGTTCGACGCACCACCCACGGTTGCAGCTTTCATGAAGAGCGCCGCCTTCGGGCGCTTGATCGCCGGCCCCGTCGGCTCCGGCAAGACCACCGGCTGTATCTTCGAGCTGTTCCGGAAGGCCCTTGAGCAAGACCGCGCGCCCGACGGCTACCGCTACACGCGCTTCGCCGTTGTCCGGCAGACGCTAAAGCAGCTGAAGGACACCGTCCTCAAGGACATCATGAGCTGGCTCGGCGGCGTCGCCCGCTATAAGGTGCAGGACAATGTCGTCATCATCGAATTCGCGGACGTTGTGTCCGAGTGGCTATTGCTTCCACTTGAAGACGCTGAGGACCAACGAAGACTTCTGTCCATGCAGCTCACAGGCGCATGGATGTCTGAGTGCATCGAAATGGACGTTAATCTCGTCGCTGGTATTGCCGGTCGATGTGGTCGCTATCCGTCTGGCGCTCGTGGTACTCCGTCGTGGTTCGGAATAATCGCCGACACGAACATGCCGTCGGAGGGCTCCGACTGGCACAAATTCATGGACATCGAGCAGCCCAAGGACTGGGAGATTTACATCCAGCCCGGTGGCCTCGAAGAGTATGCCGAGAACCTTGCATGGCTGACGCAGACCGCGGAAACGATGAAGCTCGACGTCGACGACCCGGTTCGACTAGCACAAGGGAGGGTCTACTATGAACGCCTCGCGCGAAGCGCAAATCCTGACTGGATCAAGCGCTACGTCCATGCGCAGTTTGGGAACGATCCTTCCGGTACTGCTGTCTTCCGCGAAAGCTTCAAATCATCTTTCCATGTTGCAGATGGGCTTATCCCGAATACATTCGCTCCTCTTATCATCGGGCAGGACTTCGGAAGAGACCCTTGCTCTGTTATCACTCAAATGGATGCTCGCGGCCGACTACTCGTGCTTGAAGAAGTCATTGCCGAGGACATAGGCTTGCAGGGGCACATCGAGCAAAATCTCCGCCCGGTGCTCATGAAGCCCTGCTACATGGGCATCCCGATCATCATGATCGGCGACCCGTCGGGCGTCTCGAAGAGCTCGATCTACGAAGAGAGCACGTTCGACGTGCTCAAGCGCATGGGCTTCAAGGCGCTGCCGGCCCCCACCAACGATCTCGACCCCAGACTAAGAGCTGTAGAAGCATGGCTGCTCAAGCAGCAGGGCGGTGCAGGTGCAATGCTTCTGGACAGGCTGCTATGCCCGACGATCATCCGAGGTCTGGCAGGCGGTTATCGCTACGCAAAAACGCGTAACGGCACTCGGAAGCCCCTTCCGGACAAGAACCAGTACTCGCACCCGATTGACGCTCTGCAATACGCCTGTCTCGTTGCGCATGGGCAGATGAACGGAGTAATCGGTCGGGTGCTTGGCTCTCGTCACAGACCAGAACGCCGGCGGGTAACTGCGGCCGGGTGGACTTGATCGGTTCGTCCCCGGTGTGCGGCTTGACGTTCACCAGTGGCGGCGCATGTGGCGCACGCATCTTCACTCCACGGGCCTTCATGGCGCGCCTGATTGTCTGGCAGTGAAATCCGTAGAGCATCTCCAGATCAGAAACACGCGCGCCCCACCGGTAGAGATCGATAATCTCGTAAAGGTCTTTACCTTTGAGGCGCGCAGTTCCTGACATCAGGGCCTCACGATCTTCGGGCCGCTGACCGCTCTCTTGGCAGCTTCCATCGCTTGGATGGTTTCGCTTTCGATATTGCCGAGGATGTAATCCTCGATGTCCTGTGCCATCGCTAGCAGCGTCAGATGGTCGACCGCGCCGGGCTGCCTGATCCACGTCGGCTCCTTGGTCACCTTGTCGGAACCGGGGATGCCGGTGTACCCGGGCGTCGCCATCAACTGCTGCGCCGACTGCAACGCGGTCAGCCGCGTGTTGATCTTCATCTGCTGCAGGCGTGCAAGCTGATCGAGGTTGGCCTTCTCTGCCTGTGGATTGCTCAATTCATTCTCCGTTTGTTTGTGGGTGACAGCGGGCGAAGGCTCCCCTCGCAGAGGGTGTAGTGGTCGTTGCCGCGCACGACGCCGTAATACGGCAGACCGTGCTTCGCGCAGACCGTCCCGTCGAGCAGCGCCTTCACCTGCACGACGGGTCCGTAGGTGGCTTGCTTCTCCTCGACGACTTCGAGGTGCTGGTCGAAAGTGTACTTATGCTGCGGATGGTCCGTCACGGCTCTCGTGCTCCTGATCCATGGTTTTGTTCAGCCTGTAGATGCCGCGCTGCAGGTGGTACATCGATTGCCCTGCATCCGAGATGCTCGACGCAAAATACTCCTTGCCGTCTTCTGTGAACCCGACGATCACCACTTCGGAGAGGCCCACGTTGTGTGCGCCGGCGAGCACCGCCACCGGGTCGATATCTAGCGACGTCACGACGTCGATCTGGGCAACGTTGGCGTGATCGGCGCACGGCATGGGGGCGAAGCAGACGTCGCAACGCGGCGGCGGCCCCCCTGCGTCCTCGTCGCTACCAGCTTCGTCGTCGGCGACGCCGGCGCTCTTGTCCACTGCCGCCTGTGGATTGATCGAGTTGATCTCTTCGGAGGAGAGAGGCTTGTGGACGTCCATCATCATGAAACGGACCGCGTTAAGCTTCGTCGTTGTCATAGTTACCGATCTCCGGGAGGATGGCGTCATCGAGCGCCGTCGCGATGCTAGCTTTTACGTCGACCAGCATCAACTCGACCGGGCCCAATAACTCCGGTGGTAGCGACTTCGTCACGTCGATGATGTTGTCGCACAGGGCGATCTGCTCCTGACACGCGGCGCGCATCGTGTCGTTGACGCTGTTCCCGTCCTTGTCGTGGAAGACGAACCCGTCGTCGATCATTTTTATGTTGTCGAGATGGAGCTGTCTGATCTCGCGCGCCGCGTTGATCGCGGGGTGCTCAGCGGTGCCCATGGGCATTCTCCTTGTGGGTGTTCCACACATAAGTGCACCCTCCCCGTGTGTGTGTCAACGAAAAGGGTGCATGTTTCACAATAAAGTGATCACTTTCTCATGCCGGCGAGATTTGCGCGCCGTCGATGGGCTGCGGCTCCGGGGCCGCCGGGGCCGGCTGCAGCGCCGTCTCGACGTACTCCGGATACGGCCCATAGGTCACGAACACCTCGACGTAGGGTCCCTGCGCGTCGGCAAGCTCGAGTGAGCGCTGCTTCAGCATGATCAGCTTGTAGCCGCAGATCGCCTCTTGGTCCGCGCGCACGGCCGCCTCCGCGGTCACCATGCTGGTCTCGCGCGGCCGGTAGACGAACTGCGTTTCGACCTCAGCGCCCAGCTTCCTAAGTTCCCGGTCCTTCTGATTATCGTCCAAAATTCTGCTCCTTCCAGCCGGGCTGCACCGCCAGCTCCGGACTGGCATCGCCAATCCGGGGGGCGGGGGCCGCGTTCATGTTTCGGGGGTCAAGTGGTGGTTTGGTCGCGTGCCGCGGCACGAAGCCAACGTAGAGCGTGTAGTGCTCGACGCCCGCCCCGTCGAATGCCATCTCGGTGCGGGAGCCGTACGGCTGGAGCTCAGGCTGATCGCGCGCCATCTGGCCATAGATTTCGTTCAGCATGAGCATCGGCATGTCGGGGTTGCCCGACCCCACCCACGAGCGCTGGGCTTCCGTGTATCCGGCGGGGCGGACGGCCAGCATTACTTGGTTCCGACGAGCTTCTCGGCGATCCAGTCCTTGTAGGTGAACCCTACCCAGACGCCGGCGGCGAACGATGCAAGCATAGCGATGACGGTCATTTGATGGTCCTATCGTTGAACGGGCCTATCGCTTACCATCCACGGGGTTCGGCGTCGAGCTCTGTATCTTCCCTAACTCGTCCTGCAGGTTCTGCGGGAGATCGCCCAGCACCACCGGGGTAGCCCCGTACTGAATGTGGACACCTACCACCTTCCTGTCTACCCGGCCGCTCTCCCTAGGCGGTGATTGATTTATAGAATTAGAATATAGA